TGCAAGCCCATATCGGATGGGTTATCAGCTGATTAACAGAGTGCGTGGTCTCATCCAACCGTATTCTAGTCCTAATTCACTGGTCGGCTAATGGCTGCAATAAGCACCTTACGTGGCACTTTAGCAACCGCACTTACTAATGCAGGCGTGTGGTCTACCTTTAGTTTTCCACCGGCAACTCTTCTCGCAAATAGCGTAGTAGTTATACCAACCGACCCTTATATTGTGCCAAGCAATAATAGTCAAACCAGCATCGCACCCCTTGCTAATTTTAAGATTCTAATAACTACACCTGCATTTGATAATCAGGGCAACTTGCTAGGTATAGAAAACTTTATTGTGGCAGTAGTAACTAAACTAGCGGCATCGACCCTAGTCTATAACATATCAAGTGTCTCCGCTCCAGCTATAACTAATGCAGCTAGTGGAGATTTATTAACGTCAGAAATCACCGTATCAATCCTAACGAGCTGGAGTTAAAATGAGTTCACAAGCAGAAGACTTAGCCTTCTTAATCAAGATAGGCCAAATCAAAGAAGCACCAAAACAAACCGCACAAACTAAAAAAGAAGAGGAATAACAATGGCCATATACTTAAATAACAATGTAGGCGTTAAATTGGCTACTGCCGCTGCGCCTACAGTACCTTCAATAGATATTAGTTCTTATGTATCTAACGCAGTAATTAACCAAATTGTAGACGAGCTTGAGGTCACAACAATGGGCGATCTTTCTCACCGCTTCGCTCAGGGTTTGCAATCTGCCACATTTTCTATCGACTTTATCAATGACTGGGCATCTTCTCAGGTTATGCAGACACTTAACGCTGCATTTGGAACAACTTTAGCAGTGTCAGTAATTACAGTTAAAGGCACTGCAGTTTCAGCTGCTAACCCAACTTACCAATTCTCAATTTTGGTAAACAACCTAACCCCAATCGGTCAAGGTGGCGTAGCCGAAATTGCAACATCTAGTCTGTCCTTTACAGTAAACTCAGTAGTAACAGTGTCCCCATCGGTGGCATTTTAACTAAGGAGTAATAATGGCAAAGCTAAAGATTACAAGGGCTAATGGCGAAGTTTCAGAACATAAAATAACGCCAGGAGTTGAGTACGCTTTTGAAATTAGCAAAGGAATGGGCATCTCTAAAGCCTTACGTGAGTCAGAAATGCAAAGCCATATTTATTGGTTAGCGTGGGAATGTTTACGTAGATCAGGTGCCCAAGTACCTTTATGGGGCGCAGAGTTTATTGACAGCTTAGAAACTGTCGAGGTATTAGACGAAGAAAAAAAATAGTACAGCGTGATTCCATTCTCTATACGGTGGCTGCTTTAAGTGTAGAGACTGGAATTGCGCCTAGTGAGTTTACCAATATGGATTCGGACATGCTCACAGCAATAATGCAGGTGCTTAGCGATAGAGCAAAGGAGATCAGAAATGCCAGTAGAAGTCGTAGGCGTTAAAGATGTCCTTAAAGGTTTAGAGTTTATGGATGAAGATATGCGTCAAAGGATTAGGACTGCTATTGATCCTTTAATGCGTAGCGTGGCAAGTAAAGCAAAATCATTCGTGCCAAACAATAGTGGCGTGTTATCAGGTTGGAGTAAAGCACCTAACCCAGCAATCAACTATCGGCCATTTCCAAAATATGATGCTAGCATTGTAAAAGCAGGTATCGGATATAACGCAGGCGAAAACAAAACATTTAGAAACGGATTTAAGGTTAGCAATTACGTATATAACGTAAGCGCAGCTGGTCGCATATATGAGACTGCAGGCCGTAATAACCCACAAGGTCGTGCGCCATTCCAGCAAATAGATCCAAGTACACCTAATTCACCAGTCGGTGCAGTGCAAGGATTTGAGGGTACTAAAAGAGCTAGAGAATATACATATAATAAATCTACAAGAGAGTACGCATCTAATAATCCATTTGCAGGCTATCAGTTTGTAACTTCTATGCCTGGACTTACATCACAGCCTAGAATTAAAGGCGTACGAGGTGGCACTGGTAAAAAGACAAAAGGCAGACTTATATTTAAGGCGTGGGCTCAGGATAGTCAAGAAGTTTATGATGCAATTCTTAAGGCTATAAACTCTACAGCTATACAATTTAACAAAGCCACAGAGATTAAGAAGGCAGCCTAATGGCCAATGTAGTCGTCTCGGCTATTGCTACCTTTAATGGCAAGGCACTTAAAAAAGGTCAAAAAGATATATCAGCCTTTGACAAACAAGTTAAAAAATTAGGTAAGACCTTTGCTACCACATTTGGCGCATATCAATTATTAGCATTTAGTAAGAAGGCTATTGCAGCATTTGCAGCCGATGAGAAAGCCGCTAAATCATTAGAAGTACAATTACAAAATACAGGCTTTGCATTCTCAGCACCAGGAGTAGAAGCATATATAGCAAGCCTGCAGTCTTTGTATGGCGTATTAGATGATGAGTTACGCCCAGCATTCCAGCAATTACTTACAGCTACTGGATCTATTACTAAGAGTCAAGATGCACTGCAGACTGCATTAAATGTAAGTGCAGCCACCGGTAGATCACTTTCCGAGGTTAGCGCAGCATTAACACGTGGATTCTCAGGTAATACCGCAGGCCTTAGCAGATTAGGCGCAGGCATAAGTAAAGCCACGCTTAAGACTGGCAACATGGATAAGATTATGGAAGAACTTAATTCTAAATTCGCGGGTCAAGCCGCAGCTAGATTAGACACATACGCAGGCAAGATGAGTCTGCTACAAGTTGCGGCTGCCGATGCTACAGAAATTATAGGTAAAGGTTTAGTAGATGCTTTAACTGCATTAAGTAGTGACCAAAGTATAGAAAGTTTGTCCGATGATATGACTAACCTTGCTAAAGGTATAGCCGATGTAATAGGTGGTATAGGTGAATTAGCAAAAGCAATTAAAACTGTAGGTAATGCACCAGGCATTAAACAATTATTAGATGTATTGACTGCCACAAACATATTCTCACTTACAAGTAAATTAGGTTCATTAGATAAACAACCTGGTCAATTACCATTTAATCAGCAACGCAGCGCAGGCCGTATATCTGCTAAACAATTGCAAACCGAGGATAGATTAGCAAAGGCTAAGGCTGCAGAATTAGCAACCCTGCAAAAGAAGAACGCTATAGAGAATAAGAACGTAGAAGAATTACGAAAGAAGTTTGACTTAGAACGTATAGGTTTAACAGCTGCTTTAAACAATGCAACAGATGAAGAGACTAAACTACGCCTAAAGGCACAGTTAGCAATCTTAGATAATAACGATGCTTTGGCTAAGAAATCATTAGCGGAATTAGAAGCGGCAGAAGCATTACGAAAGTTAACAGAGCAAGCAAAATTAGCAGGTATGACTTTAGAAGATTTTGCCATATTTAAAGTGAAAACTTTAACATCTAAAATAGATAGTTACATAGAAGATATGGCTCTATCTACTATACGTGAGTTAAATGCACGTATCGCTGCGACTTTGGCTAAGTTTAATTTTACAGTACCTACAGCACCTACAACTTCAGGGCAAACTTTTCAATCACCTACAACTGGCAATGTTTATACAGCCCCACAGGTAGCAGAAGCTATCACAAGCACTAAAGAATTAAACTCTCGCATTAGTGATTATTTAGCAAGCTTTGGCATGGGTGGCACACAACGCACTTCAAATCAAGCCCCAATGGATATTAGAGTAACTGTAGATGCAGGTGGCGACAGGTTAAGCCAAGCTATAGCAGAAAGCATACAGGTAGCAACTAGGTCAGGTTACTCAACAGTACCTAATGGCTTTATAGTATGACCGTACCAGTAATAAATGCAATAATTAATTTCAGCACTGGCCCAGCCTTTGCTCAGGCTATGATTATTGACCAAGGTATCTTAGGCACTAACGTACTAGCAGATTCAGCAGCCGTAATTGTAGATGTATCTAATCAAGTTAATCGTATTGAAACTAACCGAGGCCGTACAGCATTATCGGATCAATTCCAAACAGGCGCACTTACTTTACGTATTGTCGATCAGTCAGGTGACTTTAACCCAATGAACGTATCGGGGCCTTACTATAATTTATTAACACCTATGAAGAAAGTCCAGATTACTGCTACCTTTAACAATGTTACCTATCCAATTTTCTCAGGATTTATTACTTCTTATGTAACTACATACCCAGATGAGTCTGGTGAAGATTTAGCCATGACTACAATACAAGCTGTAGATGCATTTAGATTAGCTCAGTTAGCACAGATCAGCACAGTTACAGGTGCTATTGCAGGCGACCTATCTGGCACACGTATTAACGAGATATTAGATGAGATTGACTGGCCAACCTCTCAACGTGATATAGATGCAGGTCTTACTACTATGCAGGCAGACCCCGGCACTAACCGCACAGCACTACAAGCGTTGACTACTGTGAGCACCTCAGAATACGGGGCACTATATGTAGATGCCAATAACTCGTTTGTATTTCAAGATAGAGCAGTAACTGTTGGATCCATTGGCGGCACACCTACAGTATTTGCAGATAACGGCACAGGCATAGATTACTTTGATGCATCATGGATATTAAATGACACACTAATATTTAACAAAGCCACTATTACTAGGACTGGTGGCACAGCGCAGGTCGCCTTAAATCAAGCAAGCATAGACAAGTATTTTTTACATAGTTATTTTTTAGATAACCTACTTATGCAGACCGATGCAGTAGCCCTAGATTACGCACAGGCTTATGTGGCAAGTAGAGCTGAGACCACGATCCGATGTGATGCCATAGTCCTAGACCTATACACGCCTAATTATGACACAGGTGTAGTAGCAGCCCTAGACCTAGATTTCTTTGATCCTATAACCATCATTACTACCCAGCCAGGCGGATCTCTGCTTGAGAAGACCCTACAGATTTTTGGTGTACG